TTCACCAGCAGCGCGGGAGCCAATCGGCACGGGGTGGCCATGATCGCGCTGACGCCGATCGGCGCGGTCGTCATGTCCGATACCCTGGTCATCACAGAACCCGCGCTCGACAGGGCGTACGTCGAGACGGGCGAAGACGACCTCACGATCTCCGATGACATTGGCAGCCGCTGGACGCGGCTCGTACGCGTCATGGAAGACGATCTCGTACTGTCGGATGGGTTCGTCAAGACGGTCATTGGCGGCTCAGTTACGACCGTCAAGGTGATGACGGATTCGCTGGTCTTCATCGATGATATCGGCACGCATTGGGCCTACCGGGGACGCAGCCTGGGTGACAACCTCGTCATTTCCGAGGCCGCTTTCCATGCGCTGACGCTGCGGCGCCAGGGCGAGGATGACCTGACGATCACGGACGGCAACGTGCTCATCCGGCGATTCAACCGCCAGATGACCGACACGCTAGACGTCATTGACGGCTTCATCAAGATCCTGTCCGGCGCTGGGATCGTGAATACGATCATCGCTTCCGATGCGCTCGTGCTCGTGGACGACGCAGGGCAGCGCTGGGTCTATCGCCGGGCGCAGCTGTCCGACAGCATCACCCTTGCGGATGCTCTCCTCAAGAACGCCCTACGCGGCGTGGTGGCCTCGGATGCCATGATCGTGGCGGATGCCCTGGTGCGCATTTCCCGGTGGGTGCGGATCCTGGAGGATGACCAGACCATCGCGGACGAGAAGCTTGCGACCTATATCCCGCCGGCCGTGTTCGATGTCCGCGTACGCCTGGGGGCCGAGAAAGGCCCTGTTCTGGGCATCGCGGGCGGGCCAAAGCTTAGCACAGAGACTACTATCCGCCTCGGAGGGTACTGAGTGATCAACATCCTGGAAAAGGTGGCCGGAACCACGCTCAAGGCGACCTGGGTCAGCTCCGGGGCATCCGCCGGCCCGATCGTCTCAGCACTCTTCGACGGTAACGAGTCACTGGTGAGTTCCGTAACCGCGACATCCTCGCTGAATGGCTTCTATTACGCCCTGCATCTGCTGCCGAATACGCGCGCGTGGTACGCCAACCAATGGACTGCCGTGATCAACGCCAACACGTACGTGGATCGGCAGTTCATCAAGGCCGTACTGCCGGAGGTCGACTGAGGTGTCGCGCTACATCGATTGGCAGGATGTAGTGAACCGCTACGCCGATGCGGCCAAGGGTTCAGGCGGCGCTGAGGAAATGAAGCTGAGCTTTATTGATGACGCCGAGGATGAGGTCGACTCGCGACTGGCCAATCGCTACACGGTTCCCTTTACACCGGTTCCGGGAGTGATCACGGGCCTGTGTATCGATCTGACCTATTACAAGATGAACATCCGGCAGAAGGGAATCGACGTCCTCAAGACATATATCGATCAGCGCTTCACGGACCTGACCGATGGGACGATGACGTTGACGGTCTCCGGAACGGCCATCGGAGCGGCGGACCGCGCCTGGTCCACGACGCAGGACTTCGGTTCTGCCTTCGGCGTGGATGCGACTGAGCGCTGGCAGGTCTCCTCGACCTGGCAGCAAGACTTCGACGACAGGCGCTGCTAAATGGGCATTTCAATCGAAGTCAACGCGAATGCGGTCCTACGCGGCTTGGGCACGTTCTTCGACGGCCTGCGCGATCGCGCGACGATCAACCGCAAGGTTTCCATTCAGCTCTACGGATTCGTGCTGAGAAACTTTCAGCAGGGCGGCGCACTCCAGACTCCGCCGTGGCAGCCGTTGAAAGCGTCCACGCTTAAGCAGAAAGCGCGGCTCGGCTATTCGCCGCTGCCGCTCCTTCGCACCGGGCACTTGCGGCAGTCCTTTGCGCCCTTCAGTGATGAGAACGTCGCGGGTGTCGGTGCTAAAGCATCCGAGGGCGTCGATTATGCTGAATTTCAGGAAGAGGGGACTAAAACGATTCCGGCGCGCCCCATGCTTCCGACTGAGAAGCTCGCTCTGGATACCACTGTCCAGATTTACGGCCTTGAAATCGCGCGATTGAGGCAAGTAGCGGGCATTTGACGATCACCCCGATCAATGCGTCGGCAGTCACGCAGGCTATCGAGGCCATGCTGACAGGCGATCCCACGCTCAACACGCTTTCAAACTTGCAGGTCGAGCGCTCCGAGCCGCTGAATGATCAACCCTCGCGCTGTCCCTGGCTCGGGATCTATCGGACCGGCGTGCAGCTACCCTCGCATACGCTCGGCATGGGATCTGGCTATCGACTACAACAGGTTGGCTTTGCGATCTTTGCTCAGCAGTCGCATCTGGAGTCGGGCTCCAAGTGCGAGGAATTGCTTGAGGCGCTTGTTCAGCAAACGCTCAGCGTTTTACTCTCCGACGAGACGCTTCAGGGCAACGTAGACGTGCTGGATCAAGTCGCGGTCACCTATCTGGATTACAGTCAGGTTCAGAACGCCTTTATGCAGACCGCCATCATTCAGGCCATTGGCATCACTAGAGTTTCAGGAGGCTAAAGCACGCATTGAGCTACGGCGCACAAGCGAAAGTCGGCATTGCCAAACAGGCTGCGGCCAACAGTTGGCAGGTCAACGCCGGCTCCTATTTCGGATTGGGATTCCTCACGGAAGACATCGGACTGGAAAAACAGGAACTCATCAGCCAGAACCTCTCGGGACGTTTCGAGCAGGGCGGTGTGTATTCCGGCATCAGCAACGTGCACGGCACCTTGCAGATGGAACTGACGCCGCGGTCGCTCCTCGCCGCATGCGGGATGGTGCTCGCGAATTCCGCCACGACGGTGGATTCCGGATCGATGCGTAACTGGACGTTCGTCCCGAATACGCAGGACTTCAGCAGCACCTTCGTCAAGCCGCCCATCAGTATCTACAAACAGTGGTCGGACGCGAGTTCCGCAGAGTTGTTCTATGACTGCCAGGCCGGGCAGCTCGATCTCGCCTTCGGGCAAGGTCAGTTCCTGAAGGGCACAGTCACGATTGCTGGCGGAACGCGCCTGCCGACCGGTATTGGCTCCATGGCCGTCACGCCGCTTGCATCGGACGTAGGTCGGCTCTTCCCCTGGAACGTCACCTCGATCTCGTACGGCGGCGTGGGACTATCCCAGTTCTCCGACTTCACGATCTCCATGAACGAGAACGTGGGCGCGCTCTACACGGTCAACGGAACGCTCGCCCCCTTCAAGTTCACGCGTACGGGATTCCGCGAGGTCACCGTCAACGGCACGTTCTACATGAACGACCGCTCCATGCTGAACAACTTCGTGGCCGAGACGCAGCAGCAATTGCTCATCACCTCGATCAACACGAAGGCCGCCATTCAATCTGGGTACTACGATACCTTCGTGATCGATATCCCGCAGCTGAAAATTACGGCCTGCAAGCCGGGAAATTCGGGTCCGGGTGAGGTCTCCGTCAAGTTCACTGGGCGCGGCGTACTAGATCCTACGAGCAATTACGCGTTCCAGATCCTGCTCCAGAACACTTATCAGGCAACCTTCTAGGAGGATTTCGTGAGTGGCTATCTCAAGAACGTCACGGTTAGAACCGTGTTCGACGGGGACAACGTTACCGCTGTACTGAGGCCGATCAGTTTTCTGGACCGACTGCGTATTGAGGGTGAGTTACCCTCTCGTGATGATTCGCCGGAAGTCCAGAAGAGAAAACGCGCAGCGGCGATGGAGTTGTTGAGTCGGGAAATCCCGCAGATTCTCAACCCATACCTGCTATCTGTCGACGGGCTTCGTGACGCAGAAGGTGTTTCGGTTTCGAAAGAAACGGTCCTGCAGGACGGCTACTTCATGAGTCTTCTAGCGTCGATCTATCAAGAATGGTTTTCGCAGAGGGCTCCGAAGGACCCCAAGGTGCCCGCCGATACTACCGCCGACGTTTCGACAGTATCGCCCTCACAGTCGGAGAATCTGAAGAGTGCATCGGCGGGCTGAGTTTGGATGCGTGGGCCATTCTCTGGCGAAACTGCATGCAGCCAACTGGATTCGGACTCATGCGCGCGGCATGGCCTGACGGCCGTCCGCTCATCGAGCAACCGGCCGTCACGGTAGAAATGTTCGAGCTTATCGAGGAGTGCCATCAGGCGTGCCAAACAACGTCATAGAAGTCGTCGTTCGCACCATTGACGAAGCCACGGCACCGGCACGTGAGATTGTGCGCGGCTTCGAGCAGATTGGCTCGGCCATCGAGGCGGGAATCGGTGGTGCGGTCGTCATTGAGGGCTTCCGCAAGTTCATCGAAAATACGGTGAGCGCTGAGCAGGCACAGGTTCGCCTGCAGATCGCTGTTCAGAACTCCATCGAAGGCGCCATGCAGGGCGCCAAGCAGATGGAAGAATTTTCGAAGAGCTTTGGCCAGAGCAGCATCTTCTCATCGGACGACCTGAATAACGCCCAGGCAGCACTCGTCCGATTCGATCGGGTTTATGGAGATATCTTCGACCGCGCCCGGGTCGATGCGATTCAACTCGCCTCAGCAATTGGCGGAGACGTCACTTCAGCAGCTACGGCCCTCGGTCGAGCGCTGCAATCGCCCACCTTCGGCATCCGCGCGCTATCGCAGGAGGGCATTACATTTACCACTCAGCAGCGGCAGCTGATTACAGAGCTTGATCGAACCGGTCAGGCACTGAAGGCTGAGCAGATTATCCTGAGTGCCGTCGAGCAGCAGACTCAGGGCGCGGGCAAGGCAGTTGAGGAAACACTGGGTGGCGCTTTCAAGCGCCTGGGAAACGCTATCACGGATTTCGCGAAATCGGATAGCCCGGGATTGTTCACCAAGGCTGTTAACGGCATGGCCGACGCCGTCAACCGTCTCAACGAGGCCTCTAAGAATTTCCACCCGCTGCAAGACGTAAAAGGCGCGTTGCAGAATCTTTCTAACATCATTCCCGCCGTCGGCCAGACCGGACCGGGCGCTATACCGGTGCCGGGATCTTTGCCGCCTCCCCAGCAGTCGTTCGACCTCTACAATGGATTCTACAGGATCATCCAACAGAACGCGGATGATCAGATGGCGGCCTATCTGCAGGCAGTCAAAAACTTTCCAGAGTTCTCCATATCGGCCAAGGCGGGAACTTCCGGCGATGACAAGATCAAGGACTTCAATCGTCAGTTCCTGGAGTCACTCGATACTGAGGCCGGGAAGGTCCAAGACCAGTATGCAGAGCTCCTCGCGAAACTCATTATCGCGCAAAGCACGAAGGCTGGCGATCACGTGCCGCAGATTACGCCGGATCAGGCTGAACGGGTGCGGCAGGAATTCCTCGACAAGGTACTTCCTGAATTCAACACGCCCAACGCGCAGGCCGCGAATAATGCGCGCGTCGCAGCTGGCGGGACGCGCGTCCCGCTAGTAGATCTCACGGCTGGCGGCAAGGAGAAGATTCCAGAAAAATTGAGTGAGCAAGAGAGGGAACTCGACGGCGTGATCCAGGACATTGGCAGCCGCCTCGACCAGCTGCTCCTCAAAGGCGGCGTGACGGCACGCAGTATTACGCAGCAGTTCGTGGAAGCCTTTGAGAGCGCTGCTATCAAGGATGCCATCGGAGCGATGGTCAGCTACATCGAGAAGGCTATATCGGGCCTCTTCAGTGGCAGTTCCGGTGCCAGCACGTCGGGCGCAGCCGTCTCGACCTTCGGCATGGTGCTTAACGCCGTATTCGGCCGTGCGGGCGGAGGCGATTTCAATGGGCTCACCCTCGTAGGCGAGAACGGCCCAGAGTATGTTGCGGGCCACGGCCGCGTCTATACACCGCAGCAGATTCAGGGCGGCGGCGCAACGTTCGCCCCGAGCACAACCATCGTGCTGAATGGCCCCTCGGGCTCGCAGTCCGATCAAAAACGCCTCATCGCGCAGCTACGCGCTGAAATGGCCGAGAATAATCGCCAGCAGTTCAACAACTGGCAGACGGTCATGTGGAACAACGGATACGGGAGGCTCAGGGTATGAGCGAAGTACTGCTCCCACCCTGGGTTCAGCCGATATCGCCAGAGCATGTCGGCATTCTGGACGATCAGACGACAACCTTCGAGGCCTCGCTAGGACGCGCGCCAGGGCAGACGCAGTCTTGGGCGGATCCACGTTGGCAGATCAAGCGATCATTCAAGACGGTGCGACTGGACGAGCGCGCCGCCCTGCGTTCCGCATTGGCGGAGGCCCGCGGGCGCGGCAATATTGTACGGGCGACTGTCTATCAGCCCCTACGTGGAAGTTTTCCGACGCAAGAGTTGTGCGTCAATCCCACCTTCGCGAATGGCACTACAGGATGGTCGGCGACTGCGCAGAATACCCTTTCTGTCTCAGACCGAACGCTGCGCGTACAGCGTGCACAGAATACGACGACTACCAGCGTCTCGGGCACGGCTCTAACGGGTCTGACTCAATACGCCTCATATGTTATGCGTGCGCTTGCTCTTCTTGGGCGTGGACCGACTCAATATCGGGCTGCCATTCTCGATGCGCTCGATGGGACCGTTACTGGCGCCGCGCTCACTCCCGGTGCCATGTCCGTCTTTGCGTACGTTCTACAAGGAACAACGGCCACGCCGATCATTCGCGACGAATCGATCGCCGGAGCGATCGCAGGCGACTATTTCGATGTCCCGTTCACATCCTTTGCGCGCTGCATCCTTGTCGATAATGGCCCGAACTACTTACAGCAGTCGGACGCAATCGATGACGCAGCGTGGACGACGAAGCTGAACGTTACCATTTCGGCGAATAACACTACGGCGGCAGATGGCACGCTCACCATGGATGGCCTGATAGAGAACAGTACTAATGGTGCCCATAACGTCGAGCAGGCGCAAAACGTGCCCTCCACGGCCTTGGATTACATCATCTATACGGAAGTTACTCCCGGCAATCGCAGCTTCTGCTATCTGGAAATGGATGAGGGCGGCGCGACGACCGTTCTGCAATATTTCAATCTATCCACTGGCGCGGTCGGCGTGAATGGCTCGACGGGAGCCGGCTGGGCCAACCGCCGGGCAGGCGTCAAGAACCTGGGGAATAATCGCTATTTTATTTGGATGATCGCGCGCAAGTCTTCCTCTGCGACCACCATAAAGGCTTACATCGGTCCCGCCTCGGCAGATGGCACCGGTTCCTATACCGGAAACGGTTCTGGAACTTCGATCGCGCTGCGGCGCGCTGGCATTGCGCAGTCCTCTGTTCCAACACGAGGCGGACTCACGACATCTACTGCGTTGGAGAATGGGACAACGCAGTCTGGGGCGGGTCTATACCTCAAGGCGCTTCCGGCCAGCACGAACGGCCTATTGCTCAAGGACGACTGGTTCGAAATAAACGGCGAATTGAAGCAGTGCACAGCAGTACTCAATTCCGATGAGGCAGGACTTGGGTACCTGCAGTTCCGGCCCATGTTGGCAGGATCACCAGCAGACGGCGATCCCATCATTGTCAGTCAGCCCATGGGGCGCTTCAGGCTGATGAACTCCTACGAATATGACGATGACTTCGGGCTCTACCTGAGCACCGACGTCGAGCTCACGGAGACCTACGGATGAGCCGCTACGCATCCTCCTCTCATCAGGCTCTATCGTCGCTGGACTTGGTAGCGCATCGTTATCTTGCGGACGTGCAGGTTACCTCTCAGACGCTCCACCTCTGTTCCGGATATAAATACCTATACAACGCGGCGAACGCCACGACGTATACACCGGTAACAGTAAATCAGCTGGCCGGGATAGATGCCATCCGCGAGGATACGGATCCCTTTCCGCAGGGCCTCAAGCTTTGGATTACAGCCGTTGATACGTTGTCCATGTATGACGGCGTGAGCGAGCAGCTTTTCAACAAGGATGTCGAGATATTCGACTCGTGGCTAGACGCGCAATCTTTCACGCTCGTGCATACACCCGAATCGGTCTATAAGGGTAAGATCGATGAGGTCACGCTGTTCTTCAACGATAAGAAACGCGGGACCTACTATGAGTTGTCACTCCAGACGGAGCTGCGACGAGAGCCGCCGGTCGCATACTTTGATCAGGCCACGCTCTGGAAAACGTATTCCGGCGATACCTTCTTCTCCAGACAGCATCTGATCGCCACAACCAAGGTGCAATGGGGCAAACAGCCGACGCAATTCCCTGGTGTAGTGCCGGGCGGCCCGTCATTTTACGGGTTACCCTATCGGACACTGCCGCCGGGCGTCTTCGGGAGGCCGTAGTGCTCGACATTGTCTCGGATCTGGCCCTGTACTGCCGAGAGACAGGCGTTACACCGTTCGAGTACGGCGCACATGACTGTGGCATGTGGTGCGCAGGATGGCTGGACCGCCGTGCAGGCGGTTCGCGCTTCAAGGAAGGGCTTCGTGCCCTGTACCGTGATAAGCGGTCCGCCGTCAGAATGCTGCGTGAGGTCGGGCACCGCTACCAGTTGCTCGTCGAGCCCTTTTTAGGCCCTCCGCTGCCGCGTCTGACGCTTCAGGTAGGCAGCGTGGTAGTGATCAGGGCCTCATGGCATAGAGACGGACTCGGCATTCTCGCGCCCAGCCAAGTGATCGGCCTAGCGGCATCTGGCCAAGTTCTGGCGCTTCCACGGGATGTCATCGTGGAGGGGTGGCCATGCCCCCGATAATCGCTGCCGTCGCGGCAGTTATTGCCTAGGTGGTCGTCTCAGAGGCCGTCGCATATGCCATCGCCGCCATCTTGGTCTATGGTACCGAGGCCTTCATCCTCTCCAAGATTGCCGCGGCCCTCGCGCCGTCGTCGCATTCCAACAGCGCTGCCAACAATTCACGCGGACTCGAGGTAGCCGGCGGAGACACTGCCACTGACGGATATGCTGTCTTCGGCGCGGTGCGGTGCGCAGGCGTCAACGTTATTGAGCCGATCACCGGGGGCGCGAATGGTCAATATCTCGAGCAGATTATCGCGCACACTATCCATGAGATATACGGTCTCGGGGAAGCGTATATCGATGATGTGATATTGAGCGCTGATGGTGACTACCACGCCATAACAGGCGCATCCACGGACGGCCAAGCCTTGACGACGCGACTCTCGGGGAAGGTATGGGTGCGCGGCTATATGGGAACGTCGTCGCAAACGGTCGACTGGATACTCAATAATCGCTACTCGTCTATTTTCACATCTGACTTTAGGGGGCGCGGGCGATCGTATACGGCATACACCTTCGCGTGGGGCGACGGGTCCGACTGGAATGGACTTCCTCTGCCTCTGCGCGAGGTGTGGGGTTACAAGTGTTACGACCCACGCAAGGATTCAACAAACGGCGGATCTGGCTCGCACAGGTTGAATAGTTCCACGACGTGGGAATGGACGCAGAATCCGGCCCTGGGCTGGGCCGCGCACGCAATGGCTGACTTCGGCGGCCGTGTGAACTCGGGCAATATCAACTGGCCAGCGGTAGCAGCAGCGGCAGACGTGAGCGATGCTTTCGTACCGGTGCCCACAGGCTTTACCACTGTGACTAGTTCAGGGAACATCAGCAGCGCCGGTAGTGGCACGGGTGCGCAACTCATCCTCACCAAGACAGGTGGCGGCACTGCCTGGAACGAGGGCACGCATTCTACCGATGAATACGCCTCGGGCATTGTGCTCACGGCGCATTGCAACGCGGACCTCACTAGCAACCGCATGTTCGGACTCAGCGTCAATCCCGCTGCCGACGATAACTACACCAGCATTGACTACGCGTGGAACTTCAGCGATTCAGCACAGAGCCTCCTCATCTACGAGAGCGGCGTAAATAAAGGAAACTACGGAATCTACACGGCCGCCACGCAATTGAAGATGACCTATGACGGCGAATTCGTGCGGTACTACATCGACGGGCGCTGCGTAAGGACTAAGTCCGCTACAGTTCCCGGCGCGACAATGGGGCTTGACAGTTCGTTCTATACCGTGGGCGGCTCCATGGCTCTCGGCTCGGAGCACCGCTATACCTTCAACGGCCGCTTCCAAGTTTCGCAGACCGACTGGCGTCAGAACTCGAAGCTCTTTGTAGATGCAATGGTTGGCCGCATGGTGAAACGCGGATCGATCTATTATATCTACGCGGGTGCCTGGACGGCCGCCAGCTTTGCTGTCGGACGCACCGATTGGACGCAACTGCAGTCCATCAAGTCATCGCAGTCACGAGACGGTGGCACGCGCTGGAACGCAGTGCATGTCTTCTATCTGGATCCGATGCGCAATTGGCAGCGCGAGCAATGTCTACCGCGCACGAACCCGACCTTCGAGACGGCCGACGGGAGCGAGCAAATACCACTCGTACTCGAGCAGCCAGCCTGTAAGAGCGAATATGAGGCCCAGCGGAAGGGCGAATTCATGAATCGTCGATCAAGAAATCAGATCGCACTCGTCGGCATTCTGCCGCCTCGTTTTCGTTTCGTGTGTGCAGGAGACGTCGGATCATTCACCTTTCCAGAGATCGGCTGGTCATCAAAGGTCATGCGTGTAGTAACGGCAACGCTTCTACCGGATAGCTCGATACAGGTGGGCATTGCGGAAGAGCAGTCGACCGACTGGACAGACCTCGCAGCTTCTGAATATAACCAGCCATCCGCGGCGCAGCTGCCGCCAACCAATCCGACGACGCCGAGTGAAGCGACTTTGACAATTTCTCCCACGATCAACGGCACGCTGCGTTTCTCGATGGCATCGCCGTTCGTGAGGCCACGTGATACACGATTCAAGATTGTGCAGGGGCTCGTATCTTCGAATGCGGCCGTAGGGTCCGTCATCTATGACGGTCTGACGCAGCAGATCGACATGGCTGTCTCGAACAGTCCCTATTATTATTGGAGTCAGACCTACGCTGACAGTTATGTCGGACCGTACTCTCCAAACACCACGGGTATTTTGGCAACGCCGAATCCTCTCGTGGTGCTTAGCGCGGTCAACTGCATTACTACTCAGGTCTTCAGTGAGTCGGCATCAATTTTTGCAACCGATTTGGGGCATGTTGATTTCGCGCCCATGTCCATGGATGCGGACGTCACCGTCACCGCGACCCTGCGCGCAGGGGTGGGCAATATCTCGACTAAGAATAACGTCAAGCTCGTCTTTGCGACCGGCGTGACAAGTCTCTTTGCCGGGCTGTCTATCCCATTCACCGGCAACTTCGCGGACATGCGTGGGATGACACTACTGGGAAAATTCCGCTATACGAAGGGCAATAGTGCGCAAGTATCTCTGTCGTGGGACACGCAGGCCAATCAGCCCAATAGCGTCCAGATCGACAACGTGAGCATTCTCACGCAATTCAACGGAACGAGCTAACCGCCGCCGCCTATCATTGGACCGGGAGGGTCGACGATGCGGGGAGGATCGGTCTGAATACGCGGGCAGGCATTGCCGCCGAAGGGCTTGAGTCCGAGCGAATGATTGTGAACCACTTCGCGGCCCGCGTCGGCAATAGTCACGACGTGCCACGCTCCCCGCGCGATTCGCCATGCTTTGGAATCCGTCGCGTCGACTTCCCGATCCAGCCAACCCGTGATGGCCAGATGCAGCGCCGAAGTGAGCGCCCATGCGGCCCGTACCTGTCCCTCAGTAGGGTACTCGCCGATGAGCCGTTTAGTGAGCGGATCGGATTCGTGATAGCAGTCTGGAGAGCGCGCGATCTGGACGGTCTGCGCGAAGTCCACTGCGTGGAGCGCCTGATACGCTGCCTCTGGCAGCTTCGAATCGGGCGGCAGCGCGGCGCAGCCAGTCAGGAGCAGTACTCCCAAGAGGGTGCTATTTCTTGGGAATGACGCCGCCACGCGCGATGAACTCCATAATCTGATCAACACACCGGGTGGCAGCCAGAGAACTGAGATCGCTCTTCCCTGAGTAAGGGGAGACGTTCGCCTCCATGCCGGTAAAGGAACGACCGCCTCGGAATGAGGCGATAAGCCCGCTCGCGTCCGAAAATGACGCCTGGAATTCAGTGTCGGCTCGTCCGGCTCCGAATCCCACTAGCCAACGCGCTGCGGCATTCCCGGGTTTAATCTCCGTCATCACGACGTCGATGTCCAGATCGGCTGGCCCATCGACCACCGCGTAGTTGGTAGCCAACCGAGTACTCAGAAGCGCTTTCAGGAGTACGACGGTTTCCTTGCCGTACGCCGCGCCGTCCGCGCCCGCCGCGTATTCCGTCTGCGGCGTGTCGTGCACGGTAAAGTGCACGGTCTTGTACCGACCGAAATCGACCGCATGAGCGGCATTCTGGATCGGCTGCGGTGTGACACAACCCGCAAAAAGCAGGTTCCCAAAGATTGCCAGCACGGCCAAACTGAGCCGTATGGGGTCATTCAAGAAAATGGGGAGGCCGCAGCCTGCCCGATGACGACGCTCTTGGAGCTGCGACGCGATCAGCTCGCCCCTGACTGCATCATGGGAATTCTGTCGATCGGCGATCATAAGCTGCATACGATTGAACCTCCTTGGATCCCTAATCCAGCCGGCGGCCGGGCTGGCGCCCCCTTCGTTTCCTGTGTTCCGCGTGGCCTCTATCGGGTCGAGACCTACAAGCGCCCCTGCGGGGAACGGACCTGGATCCTGTCCGCTCCTGAGCTCGGGGTATTCCGCCTGCCGTGGGAAATTCAAGGGCGGCGCGAATCTTTTCGTTCGCTCGTAATGATCCGAGCTGCACATTACGCCTACGACGCGGTGGACGCCATAGGCGTGGGTCTCAGTCGCACGAAAGACCGCGCCGGTTGGAAGTTGGAGCGCTCTCTGGACGCCATGAATCAGCTGCGGACGCTCATCAATGGCAGCTTTGACATAAAGCTCAGAATCGAGGAGGCCACGGCAACGCAGTGAAACCGTTCCTCAGCTGGTGCTGGTTCGTCGTCGTGCAGCTCATCATGCTCGTGGCCCTGGTGCTGGGGCTGCTCATCCTCATTTACCCGTGCGTCAAGCGGGCCTGGGTTCAGTCCGGACAGCGATCAATCAAGGACGGCCGGCCGATAGATCGATGGCGCTGTCGCCCGCTGAACTGGGTCTATGGCAATCCTGAGGACGGCGTGTCTGGCCAGACGGCGCTAGTCATGGTCAACCCTGTGATTGCTGGCCCATATCTTCCCAGCGCCGATGATCGATGGCGCGCGTATCGCTGGAGCGCATTGCGCAATTCCTGCGACAACCTCAAATACGTTTTCGCCTGGCGAAACGGGCCGTATTCGGAGCGGCTGCGCATGGGCTGGAAAGAAGAGAACGGCGTGAGGGTTCCTGTCCTATGAAACGCCAGCCGGATGGTCAGCCTGTGACCGACGACGACAGCGGCAATTTCGAGGTGCGAGGGATACGGCTTACGGCCGAAGAGGTGGACTTCATCGCCAAAAAGGCCGCGAAGCAGGCGCTTGTGCAGGTCTATGCGGAGGTCGGTCAGTCGGTCCTGAAGCGACTCCTGTGGCTTCTGGGCGTTGCCCTCTTGGCGCTCCTGATCTACCTCGCAGGCAAGAACGCGCTGCCGATGCTACATGAGTAACCTTGACGCGTTCCTCGCGATGATCGGGACCTCAGAGGGTACTCGAGCTATCCCGAACAGCGACGACGGCTACCGCGTCATCGTGGGCAGCACGCCGCAGAAGCCGTTCCTCTTCGATAGCTATGCCGACCATCCGCGCGTGCGCGTCCACCTGCGGCCTGACCTCGTAAGCAGTGCTGCCGGCCGGTATCAAATCCTCGAGCGCTACTACGACGCCTACAAGGCAACGCTCGGCCTGAAGGATTTCAGCCCGAAATCGCAGGATGCAATCGCCGTCCAGATGATTCGAGAGAAGGGCGCGTTTGCGGATGTGGCTGCAGGACGCTTTGACGAGGCCGTGGCGCGGTGCGCGGGGCTCTGGGCATCGCTGCCTGGAAACAACTACGGACAACATCAGAACGCTCTGGTAAGCCTGCGGCAGGCGTTCGCTGAGGCCGGGGGAGTTTTCGCATGAACTACGTCCCGAAGCGGTCGACAGAAACCGAGCAGAGCCTGTCGACGCTCCTCACGCGCACGGATGATCGGCATCTACGCGCCCGAGCCTGGGCGCATGTACATCGCTGCGGCGGGTTAGCAGTCGACAGAGGTCAATATGATTGACGAAATCGTCAAATGGGCGACTGAACTCGTCGATTTCGGATACCACTATCCGGACGTGATCGCCGTACTACTGGGGTCATGTTCGGGCTACGCGGTGGGCGTCCTGGCAGAATACTATTTCGTCCCCGTGACGCTGCCACGCCGCACGCAGCAGGCGCTGAGCATTCTGGCGACACAGGTCTCTGGGACGTTGCTGTCGGCGACCATCTGGGCGCATACGACGCCGCTCGACTTGCGCCTAGCAATCAGCTTCTGTGCAGCCACGGTAGGATGCTTCTTCTATCCTGCGATCGCGCGCGTCGTCACTAAGTTCGTGCCGGCCGTAGGGAGCGTCTGGGCGAAACGCGATGACGATCCGCCCCCGCCGCCAGCGGAATCCAAGCCATGAGTGCCATTGCCGCCGCTCTGGCCTTCCTGCACGCCCGCAAGTGGCTCGTGGAGATCCTGCTAGGCGTCGCCCTCGTGGGCGGCTTGTGGATCGCCTACGACCGCCAGATCGACAAGGCCGAGGTCCGCGGCATGACGCAGCAGCAAGCGGCCGACGATATGGCCACGGCCCTACTCAGGAAAAAAGTCGACGAACTCACCGCACAGAACGTGGCGCTCGCCGCCGCGGCAAAGGCCAAATATGACTCTGATCACGCTGCGAACCTTACTGCTGCTGTCGCTCCTGTGGGCGTTAGCCAGCTGTGCCCACCGCCCAGTCCACACGGTAGCGAAATCGGATTGTCCCAAGCCAGCGCCCCGCACGCCGGAAATGGTTCGGGAGCCGCCGCCGCCGCAGTGGTTCAGCCGGTGTCTGCGGCAGATAACGGACTCGCCGAAGATCGACGCCGATTGCTTGGAGCGCTTGCAGCCCTATCTGACGACGACAGCGCAGTGATTCGGGAGTTTCAGAAACGCTAGAAACGCGCGGGAAGTTCCAGACCGGCCACGACCCGCGCGACGCCTTCCGTTAAGTCGATACGCTCGGCGCAGGGTCTAATCTGCCCGCTGCTGCGGCGCACGGGGCAAGCCTATTGATTGTACTTATCAGCTGCCCACATTTTTTCAGCCGCATTGAGAGCAGCGCAAACCCGCTGAGCTAGCCTGCGCTGAGCCTTTGTGAAGGTCCCAGTGTAATCCGTTGTCGCAATGAGGAATGTATAATGGCCGCCGCTTTCGCCATTCGAACATACCTCCAAGAACTTTCGGCAGGATCTGATTCCTACTGAATCGTCGCAGACGTACCACTTAATCTTGCTCATGCGCCGGCTTGATCGACAGAGCGGCTATGACATGTCTACGCAGCGCTAGCCTAAAGCCCCTGGCTTTTCGCCCCACCAGAAACTTGATATCCGTTGGGTCACGCCAGTCGAAAGCGTAGATACGGTCAGTCTCAAGATCGTGCACCCAGACTCCCATGTGCACATCATAACCTCGGGCGGGTCCTTTGAATTTATGTGACTTCAAGTCTTGCGACGATCTCCGATCGACTCTTGTTGCATCGGGCCGTTCAGATCCTTCAGCGTCGGCAGGTAGAGCAGGATTGTCCCGTCCTCGTTCCTGCGAATCGCTACTCGGAACTCGTGCCAGCCTTCAGGGCACGATGACAGAACCGTCTTGAAGTACCCCGCGAGGCCCCGCCAACACGGATCATTGTCGTTGATTGGGCGCGGCGCGTGCTCAAGGATGGTTCTGACTTCCGGATCGACTGGCTTCATTCGTGACTCTGAGTCTCGCGACAATCTCCGCTAGAATCGCGTACGTTGATGTCCATGACGACATGCCCAGGTTGAACGCCTGGCAGGTTCGTCCACACGCTCACCACGTCTACGGTGCATTCGTCACCCGTATATCCATGTTCCGGCACGAACTCCAGTAATCGCAACGTGTCGCCTGGCTGAAAGTCGCGGTCATTCAGGCGTACCTCGAATCTCTTCTTGCCGCTCGCGACGGGATGGAAGAACTCCGACCAGCATTTCAGCTCATGCTTGCGACTGGCTCTGCCTGAGCATTCAGTGTTTGAGCTGTCGCGGTACTTGCCGTCTCGCCCAATGCGGATATCCTTCGGGTGCACGCGGATCTTCTGACCATCCACGAGCTTCCAGAAGCAGTTGCCGTAGACTAACAAGTCTAGGCAGAGGTCATCATCGACTTCACTCATGTGACTGACAGCCTTGCGTCATTCTCGACTCACAGCGCGCCTCTGCGCTAGCTCGTCCTTGCGACGCTCCAATAGCCTTTCCTTCGCCCTCGGTACTGCCGCGAGCTTCCTGCGCAGGATATCGGGCCGATGCCGTGCCGCGTATTCAACACTGATCAGTTCCAGCGCCAGAATGGCAAGCGCTTCCTCAACGGGCAGATTATCGGCCTGGAACTCGTCTCGTAGATCCTTGATGGCGTTGTAGAGCTTCGCGTGGGCGCGCTGGACCTCGCCATCAACACGAGGAGCGGTGTCTACTATCGCTGGCTCAGTCACGGCGTACCACCTCCCGATTTCTCCGGTAGCGGGCACTGCGGCCAATGCGCCGCCCCACAGCGCGGACAGTCGGGGACAGAGGCGGGATCGAAGGCCGGGCGAATATGCACGAAGTTCTCGTCCTCGGTCATCACCATTGGCCCCAGCGGAACTTCGGCCCACGGCATGCCATCAGCAGAACCCGACTTCCAGGCACCGCCAGAGAGAGGCACTTCCGGATAGACGGATCCGTCGCCATTGCAGGTCGGGCATTCAATCTTCCCGCTATCACCTAGAACTTCGGGAGCCTGAGTCTCGCGACATCCCGGTTCGTCCGCTTGTAGCAATGGATGACGCGCCTTCATAGCGTCTTCGCTGGTGAGCCGTTCGATCTCGGCGCGTAGGCGCTCGACCTCATCCGCCAGCACCACGAGTTTCTTTTGCTCACCGTCCGCAGACGCCCCATAGTGCCGCAGCATCCCCGCTCGATTCATTGCGACCTCAAGTGGTGGCATGGGATGTGCGTACTTGTTTGTCAGCATGTAGCACTCCACCGAATCAGCGGTACGGGATCGCCGGGCATCAGTAGGACTTCGGTCAGCTCGCTCGGCTTCGGCTTACGGACACCCCGCTTGTTCCCCTGTGCGAGACAGGCACCCATCGCTTGCCGATACTCCGCGAGTCGCTTGGAGGCTTCCACCGACTGGCAGAAATGCGGGATGCTGGACAACGGATCGTGCCAAAGAGCGCATTTCGGACAAAGCTTACTCATGAGTTAAACGGTCGTCGGTTCGTCAGCGAGAATCTTGCCGTGTCGCAGAATCGAGGCGATCATCCACTCGTACCCGCAGAACCCCTTCGATTCCTTCCTCAGCTTCGCAGCCGCCGAGGACGTGACCTCGCGGACGGTGATCGCCGCAACCCAGCCGTCGCCAAACGAATAGCTGAAGCGGCTGCCCGCGAGTTGCTTGCCGTCAACCTCCGGCATCTTGGTGAACGAACGCACGACGGCGTACAGATTGCCTTCGCCGGTCCAGCGACCGTTCCACGCGTTGTTGCTTGGCATCGACAATTCAAAGCTGAGTAGCACGTTATTCTCCTGTGCGACAATCTGGTTGATCCGGTGCTCACTCGCCGTGAACGTAGCTTTCCAGCTTTCCGGCCAGCTCCCGAATCTGTTCGGCATGGGCATGCCCCTCAGACTCATAGGGCAATTCGTCCATGATCTCCAATGCTGCACAGATGATGTCCTCGACATGCCGAAGTACGGCGGCGTCAGACTTCGCTTGTCTCTTTTTCGCTGATGCAGTGTTCATGATGTACGTCCTGTTTGGTTGTCCGGCGTTCTAAGCTCTTTCAACAGCATTCGAACCGCTTTGCGCTCTCGCTTCGTCAGCCACAGTTCTACCTTCTCAAGGCCGCTCTTGCGCTTCCGTGCGCGTTCCTGGCGCTTCCTTTCGGCTGCATCCTGCGGGCTCATGCTGCAGCCCTCAGGGCGCACCAGAAGTCCTGTAGTTGATGGAACCACACCTCATAGGTGCACGGCGCGGTCCGAACCCAGAAGGCGACGCGGCCTTTGCCGTCCGCAACGAAAGTATTGTACGTGCGGACCGCCGCGTCAGCCTCGCCTTGAGTGGCGTAGGTGTGAAA